GGAATATGCAGGTCGGAGATTAACAGGATGTTATTGCAGGCCGTTGGCAATTTGAATGGTATGCGCTTATCCTGATGCGATTCGGGCAGGTTGTACGGGTTGCGTGGTCTTTCTTGTGGCATAAGGTATTTTGATTGTAATACTTTCTTTCTTTCCTTGTTTCCGGTCTTACCCTCAATGTATCGCAGTACCATTCTTGCTGCTTCCACATCCTTAAATGTCAGTTTATTCTCCGCATACATTATCCGGGCCAGTTTCAGCGAAGGCATCTTTGCCCCGTACTTATCCCTGTATGAACGTGCTACTTCGCTTTTTGTCATAGGTGCGCTTCAACTATCATTTGTGCAATCGAAGTCCAATATGTTACCCCTGCTTTCACAACCTTGCCTTGCAGTATCCATAGTCCAGGTATATCAATATCGCCTACCGTTGTGGTGTAGGTTATCTCATGGTTATTTTGAATAACGGCACTCCATGATCCGGTTTGTCCGGATGGCTTTTTATAGTAGATGTCAGCGGAGGTAGGGTTGTGTAAGTTTACCCCTTGCTCTGTGAGTTTTACCGTTACATTGGTGCCGTTGTATATCATGATTCAAAAGTTGATGTTATCGTTACAGTATAGTGATTCGATGCTTGTATAGTTACATGGGTTTCTTGCTCTGATTGGATTGTTACGTTGCTGCTAAATGAATACAAAGGTACAATGAGATTAGCATCCAAACCTGTGAGGATAAATGTACCTCTTTCAGCGGTGAGGGTTGCTTGACCTTCTTTCTGTATGGTGGCATCATTGCCGGTGAGTAGGTAAGTACCCGAATCGGCCGTTAAAGTGCGAACTATGTCTATTGTGGCATCGTTGCCTACAAGTGTAAATATTCCCCTATCAGCTACTATCCTGCGACTTGCTATGGTGCCGGCATCGTTACCAGTTAAAGTAAATGTCCCTTTGTCGGCTGCAACTGATTTTACTACCTGGAAGTTGGCATCTATTCCGGTCAGTACAAATGTACCCTTATCGGCTGCTATTTGCCTTGATGCAATAGTACCTGCATCATTACCCGTTAGTGTGTAGGTAGCGGTATCGGCTACAATGGTCTTGCCTAACTGGAAATTAGCATCCCCTCCCGTTAGCGTAAATGCGGCTACTGTTGCCGCTATCTGAAAAGCACTTCTTAAATCTATTACGTTACCTGTCAGGGTATAAGTACCCTTATCAGCGACAATGGTATTGCCCGTTGCTCCCTGATTACGTAATAGCGTTAAAAGCATTGTTAGCTTCTATAAGTTCTTTTTCAAGTTGTATGATACATTCAATATCTCCACGCTGCTTCGCTGCACCTATCAGTAATTGAAGGTGATTAATGCGTTTGCTCCATAGTTCCTTTTCTTCTGCCTGTGTCATATTAGATTACCATTTGACGGTACATTTGTCCGGATGTATTTAACATCATATAAACGTATATAATTTCAGTTGTGCCATCAATGTAATCAATATCAAAGCAAGTATCACCAACAACGGCAGTACCTTGAACAACTGGCATAGTATTCCATCCATCCATAAAATGTCCAGGAACATTAAATCTAAACCAACGGTTAGTTGCATCTTTTTGAACATAGATAAAATTACCGTAGTAAGTGTATTTTGAACCTGTTGTAAATGTTTCAGTAGCAGGGCCGTAAGTAATTGCAGATACCCAAGTGTTTGCTGCTATGTCGTAATAATCTATAGCAGCACTTGCAGCCCCTCTGAATGAGTAAATTCTTCTACCGTTGATTATAGCTGATTCGGAAGTCCATGCGCTATCAGATACCTGACGAACCCAGTTAGCAGACATACCGGCACCAGGCGCACCTGCACGAGCAGCAACAGGTGTTAAGGTTGACCATGAGTTACCGGATATTGAATAACGATACAAAGTGACTGCGTTGTTACCCATGTAATAAATGAAATCATCATTACCTGTAATCTGATACACAGAGGTTGCATCCGGTGTAATAGTCCATGTTGCAACTGTTACGGATGTGGCATCATTTGCGGTAATTGTTCTAATCTGCCCGGCACCTGTACCCGATACGATTCTAATTTGACTATTCACCCATTGTGAAGTAGTCCATGACTTTGCGCTATTTACAAGCGTTGTAGCAGTAGCGGATGTTGCGGTACCTGAAGCGAGTGCCTCATAATCATTATCAAACCAAGACGGAGTCATTATTAACTTTCCATCGGTGGCTAATGAAGCAGGTAAACCAGTGTTAACGAGTGTAGTCCATGTGTTTGTTGCAAAGTCATACTTACGGAAAGAACCGGATGCTAAAGTACCGGCACCTACTACATACCATACAGGAGTGCAAAGGCGGTAAACGGTTGAAGCGGTAAAAGCAGATGCCTGTGCTGCTACCGTGATAACTGCGTTCGCTCCGATTGTATTGCTCACAATTTCAAGTGTTACTCCTGCGTTGGGGCCTGAAACAATGTGAACAGAATATCCTGCAAGTGAACGAACAATAGTTTGGTTGGTGATAATGGTAGTAGTAGTACCTCCCGTTGCGGTAAGTGTAGAAGCAGCCACCGTTGTACCTGTTGACCATGATCCGGCAACAGATGAAGAACCTGCACCGAAAGTACCTGCAAGTGCAGGGGAAGGCAACTGCACCCATCCATCCTCATTCGGATTGTAAAGGAATGCTTCCGTGTTACTTCTTATAAATAGTTGTTGTTGCCTGAAATGTCTTGAAGATGCAATAGATGCACCTGCTGCACTTGCGGAAGGGGCAGGGGCAACTTGTTCCCATCTCTTAAGGTCTAATATCTGTCTATTTCCGTTTGTAGTTGGCATATTATGTTACTGTTATGTTTCTTCTTAAATTATCAGCGGTCATTCTTTCAAAGGATTGAACCTGTGAGTTAGCAGCCACACCGCCTATTGTGGCAAGGTTAGATATGTTCCAGGTACCTGATTGGTTGGCAGCAATAGTTCCTGAAACTGGCTGCGTTACACCTGAATTATCTACAAGCATCCTACCTGTTAGTGGGTTGACCTGTGCGAGTCCAATGGTACGGGTAAGTGCTTGAATAGCCATACGCATTGCTTCAATGGCTTCAATTAATTCACCATAAGCAGCTACGGGCATAGGGTTTGCATCGCTAACATCATTAGCTACACCATCGCCCCCCGTTACTGGTTTAATGCGTTGGTACAATATTCCGCCAATATCATCGGCTGCTATAGTTGCGCCACTGCCCGGTGTATATCCTACGTTATCTGCCATTATTGAAGTGTTAAGAGTCCATTAGTTTGATCAAAGTCAACTGCGAGTGATTCCCCACTATTCAAAGTCAAGGAAGTACCGTAATCATACCACCCAATCAAAGGCCCCCCGGCAGCGGTAGAGTTATACACTACTACATAGCGGAACGGCCCTGTACTACCACCTGTTGATGTCAAGGTAATATCCGATACCACTAACTTATAAAGTCCACCTGTCTGCGATGATGCAGTAGTGGTAAGGTTACGGGTAGATAGGTTCGTGTAGCTGATTTGCGTAATGTCTGCAAGTACACTATTTGCAGATGTCGGTAAAGTGTTCGTTAAAGCAAGGGTAAGCTGATCGCTCCCAAGATTGTGAACCTTCTCGGCAACTGCCTCTACGAAAGCATTAAATTTATTGAATACTGCCATGTTCTATTTATTTAGTACAAAGTTACTCATTACTTTTCGATTTCAGCACCCCTGCAATCCTACGGGCGATGCCTTGCTTGTTCGCCTGGTATAGTTTCATGTCTGTTAGGTTAGTGATGAAGCAAACTTCAATTAACACCGTTTCAGCGTCCGCTTTCATCCAGGCTAATGATCTGCGTGCAGTTAGCTTTTCGGGTCTGATACCCCTGTCTTTAAAACCAACGGAAGTAAATATCTTCAGCAGGGATTGCGCTAATTCTTGTTCAAATTTGCTCACGTTATCGGGTACAATTACCTCACTCCCCTTTGCTTCCACGTTTGCCGATGCGTTCCAATGGATGTCAACTAAAATATCCCTTTTGCTAAATTTACCACGCAGCCAAGCAAGTGTTTGGGCAAGTGCATTGGTATTGCTATCTGTAAGCGGCTCTACACCTTCCTTTTGCAGTTCAGCAACTACCATGTCCCGTAATTCAATGGCTAAATCACGTTCGATGTAGTTATTACCGGATGCACCGGGATCTGCTCCACCATGCCCGGCTGATAGAATTATTTTTCTTCCCATGACTTATAGATTAGAAATGCTATAATACCTACGATTGATAACGCTAACCAAAACGGCAGCCGTTTGGTTTCCTTACTGCGATATTCCGACTGACTGAAAGCCGTTACGCTGCCTGTTGCCTTAACACTATCCTTTCGGATGCCGTTGATAACTTCTTTACTTGATGCCTTTACATTCTCATAGATAATGCGCTTGCGAAGGATAGGAACGGTTGTATAGGTAGTGTCAAATAACTCTACTGTCTTTGTCTGAATGTCAATCCATTCCTGTAGTGTACGGGTGGTGTCAACTACCGATACCCTCATGGTATCGTATTCAAACACGGTCAGCGTTTCGGTTTTCCCCTGTGATTTGTTTACTGAATTGCATCCAAATAGCACTATCAGTACTACGATTACAATAAAAACAACGGGGAACCAATTATACTTTGGGTCCTTGCTCATCTGGTACGATTGCATAGTGTTCACCATTTGCTAATATTGCGGAAAATACCTCCAATAGGGTTGGCAGGAATGCGATAATAGTTGCTACGCTTGCCATTTGATGGTCATTGAGTTTGAATATCTGAAATACTGCAATAACGGTGGGGCCGGATAGTAATCCGATAACCCTCTTTGATTTGCGGTACCATTTAGGTGCTGGCTTGTTTACATTGGTTAAACTAAGATTTGTCTTTCCCATTTCTATACTTGTTTATGTTCACGAATATTGTTACTAATGCGCTTGCAATGGTGCAGTAGGTTGCCAAATCCGATGCGGTCAGATGGCTGAATACCCATAAAAAAAGAGTTACAAGCAGTCCATTTATTCCTGCATCATTTGTTTGGTGTTCCATGTCTTAACGCATATTTATAGAATGATTCAAATACTACACCCCAAACGAACCACATGATGAAAATATCAAGCCACCCGAATACGGGAGTGTAGTAATGTACTGCTGCGAATAAAGATAGAAGCATTGCGGTCTTTGCTATATGCCAAGCATCGAATCGCATCCAATTGAATGTCAGTTTAACGTGCTGCCATGATATTGATGGATTCCACCATTTAGCATTGTACTTGCTAAATATTGACTTGTCAAAGTGCCATAATAGTACATCCATTACGGCATTGAAGAAAGCGGCTAATATGATGAATAGGTAGGATGTCATTAGTTATAAGTATTTGCTTACTATTTTCCAGTTAGTTCCATCCCCGATAATTGTTATAGAACCATTCTGTACGTTCATTGTAAAAGTAGTTGCCCCATCTATTGTTTGTGTGCCATTTGGGTCAACGGTTATCGTACCTGTTCCTGAATTTTTAATCACATAAACCTGCCCGTATGGTGTTGCGGCAGTTGGTAGGTTAAGTGTAAATGTTCCTGTTGTTATATTTATGAAATAATCATCGCTTGTTGTAGCGGTGTAAGTTGCAGATATATTTCTGTATTTTACATTCACTCCAAGCATTTGAACAATTCCGTTAGAATATAAATTCCCGAAAGTTCCACTTCCCGAAGGAGCATTAACAGATGAAGCACTTATTGCTCCTGTGTTAGTTGTTCCGAGGGTTGTTGTTCCATTTACATTCAATGTTCCACCCACCGTTGCATTGGTGGTTACTGAAAGGTTTGTTGCAGTTGCAGTACCACTAACATCTAACCTACTACTCGGACTTGTCGTACCTATTCCGACTTCACCTGCGGCAGTGATACGCATTCTTTCGGTATCATTAGTTCCAAAAACTAAAATTCCTGCACTTGCATTTAGTAAATAGGAATTTACTCCATATTGAGCAATCAACAATCCAACACCAGCAGTATTACCTGTTGTCGAATTAGTTAATTTTATTTCGCTATTTGCATTTGATGAAAGTTGATTTAATACCAAAGCACCAGATGTATATGGAGTCGGACTTGCCGTACCTATTCCAACCCCCGTTCCATTATCAAAGATGGATGAATTACCTATGGCAGTTGATGAAGTGAATTTCGGTATGTAGTTGGTTGTTCCACTACCTGCAATACTACCACCCCCACCCCCTACACGCAGCCAAGTCCTTTTATACTTCACATAAAGCGAACTATCAGCCGGCCTAATAACTATCTGTGAACTATCAGCAGCAACCCCGGCAACGGTATCACGGGTAGGAATACCCAAGCCATTAACATAACGAACCTTGCTACCTGTTTGCTGCCATTGGGCGGATGCGGACAAAGTAAAAACTAATAAACATAGTGTGAATAACTTTCTCATATAAAATTTATTGTACTAAAATGATAATTTTCTCTCCTGTGAAGAATGGCACACCGCTATCAACGGCAAGTGTCCCCGTGCTTATTGTCCACGTGCAACCCGTACCGGGTGAACCACTATAGACAATCGTTTCAAATGCCGTTCCACCCCTACTACCGTATAACATTGTCTTACCTGCCCCACCGGGAATAGCGATGGAAGTTTCACCACCTCCAGCAGTATACTGCAATACCTGTACCGTTGTACCCTGTATAAGTATCCCCACAGGCGTAATGGTGGTACCTGCGAGCGAATACGGGCCTGTACCCTGGAATGTTGCCTGATATGTTCCTATGTCCTTATTTGCCCCCGTAATGCTTATAGATTGCAGCCATACCAACCCCGACACGATAACCAATCCCCCAGCCGTACCATTGTCAATAACGAACTTAATCAGATGCACCTCCCTATCCAACTGCGACTGCAACATAAAAAGGTAGGAATAATCATCCAGTACCACCAACCCATCGGCTGAAATTGACCAATTCGCAACGTCGGGGCGGCTCTCTTGAAACCATGCGGAGTTGATATTGGTTACCTCCATTGAATTTACACTCACATTGAGCGTGCAAGTTCTTGCACAAGCAATCAGCGTGTCGGTATTCGCTATGGAATTGTATTTGTAGATGTTTAGCTTTTGGCCGGTTACTGGTGTCATATTATACGCAATTTATACCCATTGTTAAGTTTGATCCGCTAATCGTTATAGGTGTGTATATCCTTGCGCAAACGGATTGCCCCGGTGTCAAAGTTACAGGCCCAAACGCAACTCCATCACAACGGATATAGGAACCTGTCCAGTTCGACCCCGTGTTATTGGTGTACTGCTTACAAATCGGTGTAGGTGATGTAGCAGGATTATCAATCAGCGTGTAAGTCAATACCGCATTTGATACCTGCAAGGCAGTACCAGAAATCACATTTTTGGTGAAGTTGATGGAACAAGACCCCATAATAAAACGGGCAGCGTTTATACTTGCAAATGTAGTTGGGTCAACTACCCCGAAATTATGCAGCAGTCCTATGATGTAGTTCCCTGACTGATTGAATAAATTGTAAGCCGTGAAAGATATGTTAACCTGTGGAATTGATAGGATATTATACAACTGCGAGTACAGAAGATTGCCTAAATTGGCATAGGTTTCTGTTCCTCCGAATCTTTGATAGTTTCCTAATGGTGAACCGCCAAGGTCAAGACTTAACAATGTCTGTACCTGCGTTGTGCTATCCGCCGGGAATGGTAACCCTATTTTTGTAGTAAGTTCCTTTTTATACTGATTGGTTGATGTTTGATTGTAGAGCGTTCTTTGCTCTGCTATTGATGGCTTTGCAGTCTTTTTGATATTAGCTATAAATGCTTCATTGATACCGCCTGACTGCACCCTAAATCGTAAAGTAAGAAAGCCACCTGCTGGAACTGGAATGGTTGTTATTGTCCTGCTTTCCATTGATGTTCCGTTAATATCATCATCGTAAAAGTTGGCAGTAGTACTCCATATTGAATTACTACCTGACTTTTGATAATAGTAAACAAGTGAGCCGGTATCTACTTTAATCTCTACACGCATTGCACCTGTAACGGCTGCCTTTATTTGATACTTTATTTCAAGTATATCCCCTGCCCCAACATCTCCGCATGAATTTGCCGTTAAATCTGTTTGCGTTGTTCCTGCAATCATTGTGGCACCATTGATACCGCTATTGCTATTCATTACGAATGTTCCGCTTGTGCCGATTGTTCGTGTAAAGAAGTCAGGCACTCCGCTTGTAATGATAGCCATGTTTCCATTCATTACGCTATTGTCTGCATAATCAATAGGGCCGGCAAGTTCAATATATTGGTACCCCTTTGATATTGTTTTGTTCTGTGTATTTTCAATGAAGAAAAACGGAGTGAGTGCATCGCTTTGGTATGGTCTTATAGTTCTGTTAATGTTTACGGTGCTTAACGTGTCAGCCGTTAGTAAATTATCAGTTCTAAATACCCGTAATGTATCGGATGCCCTTTCATTCACCGATGTCACCCACCATTCACCATTTGATTGGTATATCTGTACTCCATGCGATTGGCAAATAGTTTCTAATACCTCATAGCATGACTTGAAAGTGTAGTCAGCGTTCATCCAAACCGATGGCAGGATGTACGTTTGTCGGAGGTATGATTGTGCAGTATTTTGGAATTGTGCGTAATAGTTTACGGCACTATTAATGTAGAATGTTTCGGGTGTGCCAACGGCTGCGATGCAGTTCCTTATAATTTGTATCAGCGATTCGCCTGTGTTTATGTTTGCGCTTGTAAATCCGTATGGCGCAGATTTCATTATACCAAGTCCATCAACACAAATGATGTTAACGAAGTTTCTGCCCGTTGTGAATGGTATTGATAGCGTGTCCATCAATACGAACCCCTGCCATACAAAATATGTAGTTCCGTTTGCGTATAATTTAACGTAGTATTTTTTGCTGTCCGTTGTAAGAAAGTCAGGCAGCGGCCCAGCAAAGTCCGTGAAGTCTGCCTGTATAGTCAGCGTTGTTGGTAGTACAGGTTGAAATGGGTCATCACCGGAAGCAAGGCAATCAAGTACAAATGGGTCTGCCCCTGTGTTCACGTTGTGCGTTGTGCCTACATAATCATTCTCCCAAATTTCAGCAGTGTAGGTTAACCCTGATTTGCTGATTGCGGAAAATATGTATTTCTTGCCGTATGCCATGTTAGGTTGTTAATGCTCTGAATGTGTTTGTCCTTTGCTGACTTAACCAAATGTCCTGACCGCTTATCCTTCCCTCTACTATCACCCGGCTATTACCCCCTCCCATTTGCGCTGCGGATGCGATGATGGAGCGCATCTGATCGGGCCGAACAATATGCTCCGTTCCGTGAAGCATTACGGGATAACCGGACTTCGGGCCGGAAACGGTGCCGCCTTCGGAGAAGCCGAGCAGTTTACCAAGCAGTTTAAGGAATCCACCGCCTTTGGCAGCACCACCAGCAGCTGCACCGCCCCCAGTAACGGCAGAAAGTATCGCTTGAAATATGGCCGCTTTCGCTGCCGCAAGTGCTATGTCTAAT